ATGTTCGTCTCCAAGCTCAGCCCCGAGCAGTGGGCCGAAGCCCGTCGCATGCGCGCCGATGGCACCGGCTACGCGGCGATCGGCGCGCACTTCGGCGTGCGCTCGCGCACCATCGCTGATCGTTCGCGGCGCGAGGGCTGGCCCCAGCCCGCCGGCAAGGCGCCCAGGCGGCCCGCGCGTGCCAGCCCCGGCCGCGCCTCCCCGGGCACTGCCGGCATCCGCACGCGTCTCGCGGAGCGGCTCTACCGGGTCATCGAGTTCAGGATCAGGATGATGGAGCTTCGCATGATCAAGCAGTTGCAGGCCCAGGAAAGCGATCCCGACGGTGCCGTGCCGCCGGCACCCGCCAAGAACGAGCGCGAGAGCTTCGCCGCGCTCATCGACAGCATCAACCAAGTGACGGAGATGGCCTCTGAACCTGCCCCTGCCGCCGACGGGAGGCGAAGAAGCGCAAGCCGGGCCGTCAACCCCGAGCTCACCGCTCTCAGCGACGACATCGACCCCGACGGCCTCGCCATCGCATCCGAGAAGGACGATTTCCGCCGCGAGCTTGCGGAGCATCTTGGAAAGATGTTCCCAAAGCCCTGAGGGCCTCGACCTCCTCGCCGCCCACCTCGCGCCCGATGAGTTCCGCCGTCTCGTCAACTACGAGTGGGCCATCGCCGCCCGCGATGACCAGATCGCCCCCGTCCTGGCGAAAGGGGGAGGCCGCTGGCACACGTGGCTGCTCCTCGGCGGCCGCGGCTCCGGCAAGACCAGGGCCGGCGCCGAATGGGTGCGCGCCCAGGTGATCGGCGAGCCGCCGCTGGCCGACCGCCGCTCGCGCCGCATCGCGCTGGTTGGCGACACCATCGCCCAGGTGCGCTCCATCATGATCGAGGGCGTCTCCGGCCTGATGTCGATCTATCCGCCGGACAAGCGCCCCAAGCTCGAGGTCTCCAAGAACCAGCTGGTCTGGGACAACGGCACGATGGCCCAGCTGTTCGGCGCCGACGACCCCGACAGCCTGCGCGGCCCGCAGTTCGACGCTGCCTGGTGCGATGAGCTGGCCAAGTGGCGCCGCCCGGATCTCGCCTGGGACAACCTGCAGTTCGCGCTGAGGCTCGGCCGCTGGCCGCAGTGCGTCATCACCACCACGCCGCGCCCGCTCCTGCTCTTGAAGAAGATCCTCGACGATCCGGCCACCGCCAGCACGCACTCGCGAACATCAGACAACGCGACGTTCCTGTCACCCTCGTTCCTGGCAGAGATGCAGCGCCGCTACGGCGAAACCCCCATCGGCCGCCAGGAACTGGAGGGCGAGATCGTGGAGGAGCGCATGACCGGCCTGTGGAAGCGCAGCCAGATCGAGCAGGCCCGCATGCTGGCCCGCCCGGAGCTCGTCCGCATTGTCGTCGCCGTGGACCCGCCCGTCACCTCAACCGCCGGCTCCGACAGCTGCGGCATCATTGTCGCCGGCCTCGGCGTGGATAAGCGCGCCTACGTCATCGCCGACCGCACGGTGCAGGGCCGCGAGCCTGCCACCTGGGCCAAGGCCGCCGTGGCCGCCTACCACGACCACGAGGCCGACGCCATCGTTGTGGAGACCAACCAGGGCGGCGACCTCCTGGTGCAGATGTTCAAGAGCATCGACGCCTGTGTGCCCGTCAAGAAGGTCTATGCGTCGCGCGGCAAGTACGTCCGCGCCGAGCCCGTCTCCACCCTCTACGGCGAGGGCCGCGTCGTCCATGTCGGCGAGTTCCCGGAATTGGAACGTCAAATGTGCGACTTCGCCGCCGACGGCTTGAGCCACGGCAAGAGCCCCGACCGCCTCGACGCCCTGGTCTGGGCCATCACCGAGTTGATGCTCGCGCAACGCAGCAACCCCAGCATCCGCGTGACGTGATGGGGTCAGACCCTGCGGGTCTGACCCCAGGCGAATGGCGAATGGGGAATGGCGAATAGTTGCTCCTCCCCATTCACCATTCGCCATTCGCCATTCGCCCTCTCGCCGAAGGCCGTACCATCATGATGAAATGGCTCGCCCGCCTCACACAACACCGCTCGCCCCCCACGACCAAGTCCCTCACCGCCCCCTGCTTCGCCTTCGACCGCCTCGCGTCCCCGGCCTGGGCGCCCCGCGACTACGCCGCCTTCTCCCGCGAAGGCTTCATGCAGAACCCCGTCCTCTACCGCGCCGTGCGCATGGTCGCCGAGGCCGCCGCGTCGGTCCCTCTCCTCCTCTATCGGGGCGACGAGGAAATCTCCGACCACCCACTCCTCGACCTCCTCGCCCGCCCCAACCCCGGCACCACCGCCCCCGATCTGCTCGAAGCCTGGTACGGCCACCTCCTCGTCTCCGGCAACGCTTATCTCGAAGCCGTCGCCGTCGGCGGCGCTCTCCGCGAGCTGCACACACTGCGCCCCGACCGCATGAAGGTGGTGCCAGGCCCCGGCGGCTGGCCCGAGGCCTTCGACTACACCGCCGACAGCAAGACGCAACGCATCGCCGGCGAGGCCGTCCCCGGCGTCGCCCGCATTCTGCACGTCAAGCTGTTCCACCCGCTCTCCGACCACTACGGCCTCTCGCCCATCGAAGCCGCCGCCCAGGCCATTGACATCCACAACACCGCCTCGCGCTGGAACAAGGCCCTGCTCGACAACTCCGCCCGCCCCTCCGGCGCCCTCGTCTACACCGCTCGCGACGGCAACCTCACGGTGGAGCAGTACGACCGCCTCAAGGCCGAGCTGGAGCAGGGCTTCCAGGGCGCGGCGCGCGCCGGCCGCCCGCTCCTGCTGGAAGGTGGCCTCGACTGGAAGTCCATGTCGCTCAGCCCCCGCGACATGGACTTCATCGAGGCCAAGCACGTCGCCGCCCGCGAGATCGCCCTCGCCCTCGGTGTCCCGCCCATGCTCCTCGGCATCCCCGGCGACAACACGTATTCGAACTACCAGGAGGCCGCCCGCACTTTCTGGCGCTCCACCGTCCTCCCGCTGGCAAGCCGCACCGCCAAGGCCCTCTCGATGTGGCTCGGTCCCGCGTACGTCGACACAACGGCAGTCGGCAATCGGCAATCGGCAGTCAAGAAAAGCGGTCTTACGATTGCCGACGCCCGACTGCCGACTGCTGGAGTCGAGCTTCGCCCCGACCTCGACGCCATCGAAGCCCTCAGCACCGAGCGCGAGGCCCTCTGGACCCGCATCGACGCTGCCACTTTCCTCACCCAGGACGAGAAGCGCGCTGCGGTGGGGTATGGGCCATCGGCGTCGTCGGGGTCAGACCCTGCGGGATAGGGGTCAGACCCCTCGCGACTGCCCTCTCATGGACTCAACAACGTTGGAGGCGAGGGGTCTGACCCCTCTCGAACCCATGCCCCCCGAACACAAATTCACCGCCATCGACCTGAAGCGCGTCGACCCCGACGGCACCTTCTCCGGCTACGCCAGCCTGTTCAACACGGAGGACATGGGCCGCGACATCGTCCTCCCCGGCGCCTTCCGCGACAGCCTGAGGGAGCGCGGCCCTGCCGGCATCAAGCTGCTCTACCAGCACAACCCCGCCGAGCCCATCGGCGTCTGGGAATCCCTCAAGGAGGACTCCCGCGGCCTCCTCGCCAAGGGCCGCCTGATGCTCGCCGTCGCCCGCGCCCGCGAGGTGCTGGCCCTGATGCGCGCCGGCGCGCTGGACGGCCTCTCCATCGGCTTCCGCGCCGTCACGGGAAAGCGCGACGCCCGCACCGGCATCCGCCGCCTCGCCCGTATCGACCTGTGGGAGATCTCCATCGTCACCTTTCCCCTCCTGCCCGAGGCCCGCATCGCCCACGTCAAGTCGGACGCTGATCATCGCCTGCTCGTTGCCATCTCCGCCGCCACCCGCCGTCTGAGGCAGTAGGCAATAGGCAGTGGGCAGTAGTGGGTTGAGCCGGTCTCGCTCGCTCGACCGACTACTGCCTACTGCCTACTGCCTATTGCCCCATCTCCAAACCGCCAAGAGGAACTCCATGCTCGAAACCAAATCCACCGACGACCTGAACGCCGCCTTCGGCGACTTCATGCGCGCCTTCGACGCCTTCAAGGAGGGCAACGACGAGCGCCTCTCGCAGCTGGAGCGCCGCGCTGGCGCCGATGTCGTCACCACCGACAAGGTCGACCGGCTCAACCGCGTCCTCGACGAGACCAGGCGCGTCGTCGACGACCTAGCGCTGAAGGCTGCCCGCCCGCACCTCGGCAGCCCGGCGAACCAAGGCCCCCGCTCCACCGTCGCCCTGCAGCACAAGGCCGCATTCGACGCCTACGTCCGCACCGGCGATGCCACCGGCCTGCGCGATCTCGAAGCCAAGGCTCTCTCCATCGGCTCCAATCCCGACGGCGGCTACCTCGCCACCGAGGAGCTGGAGACCCGTGTCAACCGCGGCGTGCGCAACATCTCGCCGGTCCGCGCCATCGCCCAGATCCGCCGCGTCTCCGGCTCGGTCTACAAGAAGCCCTTCGCCATCACTGACGCCGCCACCGGCTGGGTCGCCGAGACCGCCGCTCGCCCCGAGACCAGCACGCCCACGCTGGCCGAGCTCGCCTTCCCCACCATGGAGCTCTACGCCATGCCGGCCGCCACCTCGGCTCTCCTCGAAGACGCCGCCGTGGACATCGACGAGTGGATCGCCGACGAGGTGCAGGGCAGCTTCGCGGCCCAAGAAGGCACCGCCTTCGTCACCGGCAACGGCACCGCCAGACCCAAGGGCTTCCTCGACTACACCAAGGTCGCCAACGCCTCCTGGAGCTGGGGCAACATCGGCTACATCACGACAGGCACCGCCGGCGCCTTCCCCGCCAGCAACGCCGGCGACAAGCTGATCGACCTTGTCTACACCGTGAAGTCCGGCTACCGGGCCAACGGCACCTTCGTCTTCAACCGCGCCACGCAGGCGGTGATCCGCAAGATGAAGGACGGCGACGGCAACTATCTCTGGCAGCCTGCCGCCAAGGCCGGCGACGCCTCCACCCTGATGGGCTTCCCCGTAGCCGAATCCGAGGATATGCCCAACATCGCCACCGACAGCTACGCGATCGCCTTCGGCGACTTCCGCCGCGGCTATCTGATCGTCGACCGCGCCGGCATCCGCATCCTGCGCGACCCCTACAGCTCAAAGCCCTACGTCCTCTTCTACACCACCAAGCGCGTCGGCGGCGGCGTCCAGGACTTCGACGCCATCAAGCTCCTGCGGTTCTCCGTATAAGCGTAGGTTGGGTCAAGCGAAGCGCAGACCCAACACATTCAGGATTCGACGGTTCCGCATCACCCGTGTTGGGTCTTCGCTACCGCTCGACCCAACCTACAATGCTGCCGTCTTTCGCCCAGCCCGCGCGCCCCCTCCGCGGGAAAGGGCGACGCGAGCGGGATCGGCGTGCCCTCCCCACGTCCGATCCCGCTCGCTCTCACAACGTCGATCCCACGACTTCACGATCTCACGCCCAAACTGACCACCTCACCACATCTCACCACCAACATGCCCCTCATCCTCACTTCCGGCCCGGCCGTCGAGCCCGTCACGCTCGCCGAGGCCAAGGCGCACCTGCGCGTCGACGGCACCGCCGAGGACACGCTGATCGCCAGCCTCATCGTCACCTCGCGCCTTCACGTCGAGGCCGCCGCCGGCCTCGCCCTCGTCACCCAGAGCTGGTCCTGGCACCTCGACGCCTGGCCGCCCGGCCGCGCTGTCGAATTCCCGCTGCGCCCGATCCAGAGTATCGCCGCCGTGCGCCTCTACGACGAGAGCAGCGGTGCCACCACGCTCGACCCCGTCACATACTTCCTCGACGGCACCGCCGCGCCGCCGCGCCTCGTGCGCCACGGCGCCCTCCCCTGGCCCAGGCCCGGCCGCATCGCCAACGGCATCGAGGTGGCTTTCACCGCCGGCTACGGCCCTGCCGCCGCCGACGTGCCCGCTCCCATCCGCCAGGCCATCCTCCTCCTGGTCGCCCACTGGTACGAGCACCGCTCCCCCCTGGAGCAGGGCGCGCAGCCCGTACCGCTCCCGGCGATGGTGACGGAGCTGCTGGCGCCTTACCGGGCCGTACGTCTCTGACGGGGTGAGATGGTGAGTGGTGAGATGGCGAGTATCGGTCGGCGCATGTGGCCACCAAGGCTCCGATCTTTCGTAGGTTGGGTCGAGCGATAGCGAAGACCCAACGCCGGCGAAGCAGAACCGCCGTGCCCTGAATGCGTTGGGTCTGCGCTTCGCTTGACCCAACCTACGAAGCGTCACCGTCTTCCATCCATGCGCACCGCCCTACTGCCCTACTGCCCTACCGCCCTACTGCCCTACTGCCTCCACTCACCACTCACCACCTCACCATGAACATCGGCACCCTCCGCGATCGCCTCACCCTGGAGCAGCCCGTCCGCACGCCTGATGGCGGCGGCGGCGCGGCGGTCACATGGCAGCCCATCACGGATGTGTGGGCGCACGTCCGCCCCATCAACGGCGACGAGCGGCTCAGCCACGACCAGATCGCCGGCCGCCTCACTCACAAGGTCTGGCTCCGCCACCGCCCCGGCGTCGTGCCGGCGATGCGCTTCCGCCAGGGTGCCCGCATCTACGAGATCGTCGCCGTCCTCGACGGCCCCCGCCGCACCCACCTCATCTGCCTCTGCGAGGAGCGCTCCCTGTGAAGATCACCGCCACCCCCGCTGCCGGAAGCCCCGGCGGCCGTCTCGCCCAGCGCATCCGCGACGAGCTGCTCTCCTCCCGCGCCGTCGCACGCTTGAGACGCGAGCTCGAGGACGAGCTCGAAGCCGTCTCCGCCTTCGAGCGCACCGCCGACGACGACACCCGCCGCGACGCCCTGGAGCGCGCCGTCCGCCGCATCTGGGGCGCCCCCTTGTAGGGGTCAGACCCTGCGGGTCTGACCCCTCGTAGGTTGGGTCGAGGCGAAGCCGAGACCCAACAATGGTGGGGCCTCGAACGCGTTGGGTCTCGCTCCGCTCGACCCAACCTACGCCAAACTCACCACTCACCACTCACCATCTCACCACCTCACCCCGCCATGTGGCCCCTCCAGCAAGCCATCTTCGCTGCCCTCAGCGCCGACGCCGCGCTCACCGCGCTCCTCGGTCCTGGCCGCATCCTCGATGACGTGCCCCAGGGCACCCCGCTCCCCTACGTCACCCTCGGACGCATGACGGCGCAGGACTGGTCGACGGGCAGCGAGGACGGCACGGAGCACGTCCTCACTGTGCACGTCTGGTCCGGCACACGGGGCAAGAAGCAGGCGCACGAGATCCTCGGCGCCGTCCGCACCGCCCTGCACGACCAGCCGCTCGCTGTCGCCGGCCATAGCCTCATCAGCCTCCGTCACGAGCACTCCGACATCCGCCGCGATACCGATGGCGAGGCTATCCACGCCACCGCCCGCTTCCGCGCCGTCACCGAGCCGTAG